ACTGAACCTTCAATTGCATTCCGTGTCTGAAGGCAAAGTTGATCGAAAAGTATGGCAAAGATGGCGCAAAGGAACGGATTTATGCGACAACTGATCGTGCCAAGGTGCCTTGAAGCAAGAAGCAGACGCAGAAGGCTACGAAGAATTCGTTGTTCCCGATGATGTCGGCGGTCGGTTCTCTGTGATGTCCGCTGTTGGTCTGTTGCCAATCGCTGTTGCAGGCGGTGACATTGACGAAATGATGCGTGGTCTCGGTGATGGTCGTAAGGCATACGCTTCAGCTGATTTGAAGGAAAACGAAGCTTATCAGTACGCCGCATTGCGGAACATTTTGTATCGCAAAGGCTATACCACTGAATTGCTGGAAAACTACGAACCAACGTTGCAATACCTTGGTGAATGGTGGAAGCAATTGATGGGTGAATCTGAAGGTAAGGACCAGAAGGGGATCTATCCTTCAAGTGCCAACTTCAGTACTGACCTGCACAGTCTTGGCCAATACATTCAGGAAGGTCTGCGCAACCTGATGGAAACCGTTGTCTGGGTTGAAGAACCAAACCGCGACCTAACCATTCCTGAAGATGCTAACAACCTTGACGGCCTTGGCTACTTGGCTGGCAAGAAGATGTCCTTCGTTAACCGCAAGGCCTATGAAGGGGTTGTTCTCGCCCACACCGATGGCGGCGTGCCAGTTATGACCGTCTCCATTCCAAAGCAGGATGCCTACACCTTAGGCTATCTGATCTATTTCTTCGAAGCTGCCGTTTCAATCTCCGGCTACCTGAACGGGATCAACCCATTCAACCAGCCAGGTGTTGAAGCCTACAAGAAGAACATGTTCGCATTGCTCGGCCGTCCGGGTTATGAGGATATGACCAAGGAATTGAACGCACGGCTTTAATGACAAGGACTTGCGCGATTTGAAATGTGGTAAATAAAGAGCTCCAGAATCATGTTGGAAAAGTCCGTGGTGAAGTTTTGGTGAAGGCTTCGGACTTATCCACAGGTTCTGGAGCTTTTTTGTGTTCACTGATTTAAGTATTTTTCGAATTGTTGATGGTTTTCTTTCTTTTTTGCTGGGGAGATTTCAGCATAAATTTGAGTGGTTGAAATGTCTTTATGCCCAAGATCATCTTTGATGTCATCAAGGCTTAATCCTGCCTCACGCATTAAAACGGCATGCGTGTGTCTTAAATCATGGATACGGATGTGAGGGAGCCCAGCCCGATTGGTGATGCGATTAAAAGCACCGGTAGTTGCTCGAGATCGGAGCGGTTGTCCAAACTTGGCATCAGACGAATAGGTGAAGACAAAATCGTTATTGTGGCTAGTAGAAAACCGAAAACCTTGTACATTGCCGTGACTGAAATGGCGCTCATATTGTTGTTGAAGAAGATCATTTACTCGAGCGGTCATATATTCGATTCTCTTAGAGCTTAATGTTTTGGGACGATCAAGCGCTATTTTGCCGGCGTTTGATCCAGTTTCAGCACGATAGATTCGTGTTGCATTGACTGATAAGGTATTTTTACTGAAGTCAATGTCTGACCAGCGAAGAGCCATGGCTTCACCCACACGAAGCCCGCAGTCAATCAGCGTCACAAAGAATGATAGCCACATGGGCTCTTTATCTTCTTCAGCTGCTTCTATAAAAGATCCAACTTGATCTTTTGTCCAAAAGTGAAGTTTTTTGGAATTGTCTTTAGCATACGCACTGAACTCGACACCAACGGTAGGGTTTTTGGTAATGTAACCAATTGCAACGGCTTTTTTTAATGCATTGTGCAACGTTCCATTGATGAGCTTTACTGTGTTAAGAGACAAGCCATCATTGAATAGACTGCTGATGAACTCCTGATGTTCCTTAAGCGTGTATTTGGCTAGTCGAATATCCCCAATTTTTGGGATGATGTATTTCTTAAGATTATATCGATAGATAATCATGGATCCCTCTTTGACATTAACCTTAAGCTTAGTGATCCACTGATTGAGATAATCAGCCATTAAAATTCTTTCAGTTTGGTAGTGAGAGTGGCCTCTGATTATTTCGGCCTCAGCTAAAGTTGCTTCTTGCTGGGCTATTTTTCGGTTGGAAAACCGCGCCGATGAATTTTTATTTCTTTTCCTGTCTGAGGATCAACACCAGCGAATATATAGAATTCCCAGGCCTTTTTGCCATCTTTTAGTTTATATGAGCTAATTGATGCCATGATATCGCACTCCTTTTGAACTCTTAGAGCTTGTAATTCAAACGTATGTTCGTTATGTCCGTAAAATAAAAGCCTCATTAAAAACAAGGCTCCGTTGCTTCTAAATGGATAGATTCTTTTGGTAGACCGTTTGCAACTTTTATATTATGATTGCATGGAAAGGTGGTGGCATGATGAAGGCTTTCAAAATCCAAGACGCGGTTAAACTTTATTCGTCGCTTAAAAAAACTTACGAACGTGAAGACTCTAAAATTCAGAAAATGCAAGAAGAGATTGATCGTGAAATGAAGAAAGCTTCTCTGACCACCAAACCAAGTGCGGAACACCAAGGACCTAAACGACATTTAAAAATACATAGAGATAGGCCGAATTCTTAAAGAATCCTCTTTTTGTGAAATGCCAAAGTTAGTCAATGCGATTGATGATAAGTAACTTGCAATCGCACCAATATCACGGGGTGCCAATTGAGAATTTGTAAGAGTTTGGTGTTTCCAATTTGTATTATCTGATTTGTTTTCCACGATTCCCATTATATAAAGGGTTCGTGGATTTTTTTGTAGCATTTGAAGTTGTGATGGGCTTAATCTAAAAAGAGACTTTTGTGCAAAAACAACGGTTTGCTCAGTGGAAACAATGACACTATTCGGCATACTTTTTGAAAAGAAGTTCACCATTGCATAAACACTTCTAAAATTCTCTTGCGAGCTTTTGTCCTCTGTTATCTTTTGTTCTGCTTTTTGGATTTTCTTCTTCATGTCATCTATTTGCATTTTCGCGTTGCTGGCATTCCTTGTCCTTGCTTGGAGAACTCTCAGCTGTTTTTTTAAACCATCTAACTTTTCTTCTGAAACATTATCTGTAGACAATCTCAGCACTGGATCAATAATTTCAGGGTTGGTACCGGCTTCAAGAGAATCGAAGTCGTATAAGGAAAAGCTATCTTTGTAAAGTACCAAGTCTCCTGGTTCCGCATTCTCAACAGGAACAAATTGTTTTTTTAGATAGCCTTCAAGGATCTCGACCCCGTAATCACCGTATACTATATTCTCTGAATACTGATGCCTATTATGTGTTGAACTTTCGTCTGCCATAGAGTGGCTATCTTCGGCCGATCCTGAACCATTTGCTATCCCTGGGACTCCGCCGCTAATTTTTGCGGATTTTCTTCCACCTTTAGTTGCGACCTGAGTCAGTATGGAGGTTTTCTCATTCATACGCGTAGTCAGGGTGCTCAAGCCTTCGTCAAACTGGGCTAATAAGGAATTCATTAAGTCGGTATCAACATAGATATACTCTCTCAGTTCCTTTTCGGCTTCAGCCTCATCATGCAGATTATGGTCTTCCATTTTATTCTCCTTCAAATAGTTTAATTTTTAGTTTTGCTTCATCGCCCACGCAGCCTTCCGCGGAAGGCTATTTCTTTGTCTGAAAACTAGCCCCCTTTATGGGGCCGAATTATTGCATATTTCTAACCATCATCATGAGCACGCCGATAATGATAAAAACGGCTGCCCACCAGAGGTTGCTGCCGGGCTTATCTGGGTCAATGAGCCAACGAACCCAATGATGCCTGTGGCCAAACAGGGCGAAGTAGACGCCTATAAGAACAATGATGAGGCCAATGAAGTGTGCCTCGCTTAATGTATCTGGACCGTTCATAAGTACATCTCCAAGAACTAAGATTAGATTTCGTTTAGCTTACTGAACTCGATGTCATTGTTGTATCTAATCTTGACGGTTAGTGGTGTGCAACGAATGATGACGGGGCGATCATACTGTAGCGATTTTTGAAAAGTGTTGAGGTTTTCAGCAAAGTTTGGCAAGACCTCCTCAGCAGTCAATACAGCTGTTTTTGCACGTAATAGCAACGATGAGTGGTGTAGCTCATTGAAACAGTAAACAGCCACCACAGGCTTCTCTAGGACGTTGTGAATGGTAGTAGTGTCGCGATCAGTGTAAAAAAGGATCTCTTTAAGCGATCGGTGTGATTTAAGTGGTGTCAGCGAAACTATATTAGGGAAACCGGTATCGGTATCAAGCGTAGCTACCTGCATAACGGTACACTCTCTTAACAGTATATCAGCCTGCCTGATCGTAGAATTTGCCATAAGTAAGACTCCTTGTCTTAACTATTAATTTGATGCGGGTGGCGGGGCTATTAGCCGTTGATGGTGAACGCTATTCATCTTTGCTATAATTAGGTGAATAGTATTTAATGCTAGAGTCAAACAAAGAAGGTGATACAGTGCTTTTCACATTAATTCTTGTTGCTCTGATCGTCAGTCTTATTGTCGTTGCAATCGCTCTACGGATTTACACAAATGGCTTGGTTAAAGAACTTGCAATCATGGAAAATCGAATCGACAATAAAATTAGATTAAACAATAAATTTCACAAATGATTTGCCAAAATCAGAAAAGGCCACAAACGATTTCCGAAAGTCTAAAGTTTCATTATCTGCAAAACCCAACTTTTGGGGAGCTTCGCCAACCATTCTCCACCTTGATTCGTACGCTTCATACTTCTTTTTATAGTAATCAGCAGTTAGCCAAGAGTTCTCTTTTATCTTGACTATACCTGAATGCTCAAGCAGATTTATTGGTACATCTAGTTTCCCTGAACCATCTTCCTTGCTATCGAATAAATATGCTGTAGCTAAAACATCACGGGTGCTGCCAGACGGTTGTCTTGCAATCAACGTAATGGATGGTACTTGAGACGCATAGTTGCTATTTATTTCACGTATTAGAGAAGCTTCTTCTACGGACATATTCGAAAGAATGTTCGCATATTCTGGATAAAAAGTACTATTCACACGATTGTCTAATCCTTTGGCGATCAAGCGGGCAAATGCTTCACGCATTTCCTGCTCATTAAGCCTGAATTTGGAGTCATCAACCGCCTTAAGAACAAAATTGACTTTTGATCCATCCCTATTTTCTTCTGGTATCGTTTCAATGTGGTCCCTAATTCTCGTAGCATAATCTGTTATTTCTTGCTCTTTTCTAATATTAAACTTACGTAGTGGGTTAAGTATTAAATTGAAACCCGATGTAAGAACCGTTCCAGCAGCTTCGCCTAGAGATGCCGCAGCGGGGTTTAATAAAGCGTTTGTTGTCTCATCTGGAATCGGATTCATACCTGTCATAATATCAACTCTCCTTCAGCCCTCGCCACCGGGGCTTTTTTGTACCCAATAAAGGCCCCAAGTAGGGGCCTTCAAAAGGACTACTTCATATTAGACTGAGTTTTCCCGCTTAAAGCATCATTTGTGAATGTAACGTTGAAGTTGGAACCTAGATCACCTTTTACACCAGATGTATAACCGGCCACAACATTCTTTTGACCACCGATCAGGCTTTCATTGTAATAGTCAGGTTGTCCCCATTTTGAGGTGAAGTCAGTGTACTTCGTTCCGTCTTGGAATGCATTGAAATCTGCCAAAGTGATCTTTTGCTTGCGGCTTAACTTGAAGCCTGTAAGATTTTTGCTGAACGCGTTTCCATCGGTAAAGGAGACAATCACGTTAGCTCCCAAGCCGCCCTCAACATTAGTCCAAGTGACAAGATCAGTTTTAACTCCGTTTGTGGTACTGCTTGAGGTAGAAGATGGGTTACCAAACTTGGCTTTTAAATCATCTAATTTGGCACCACCATTGCCGTTTTGCATCAAATCACCCAGAGTGATGCTGTCAAAGTCTGCACGAGTAATCTTGCCGCTGTCCTTTTTTGATGTACTTGAAGATGATTTATCCGTTTTGCTAACTGCCGTTTTTTCTGTGGATTCGCTGCTTGATTTCCCCTTATTATTGAGGCCGCCGCCAATCGCTGCTACCACAATAATAACTAATACCCAAAACCAAACGCGCTTGTAAAAAGGCTTCTTTACCTTATACTGCTTGCCGTCAGCACCCATTACCTTTTTTGCCATTTTGTTTTCCTCCATAAATAATTTTCAGCTTTTATCGTCTTCCGTGTCTGGACTAACAATTACTTCAGCTTGTATCCGACTGATTTATCTTGATCAATATGAGCTGTTAGAAAAATGGTGGCTTTGGATATGCGCTCGGATACCAAATCTTTATCAGAAATTGGATAAACCTTATTGTGCACGGAATACTTAAATCCATCTTTTAAGATTGCAATTTCGTCTTTGAAGCGTTTCTCTTTGTGATACATGACAGCTAATTTGTTGGCTGAAAGCTGCCCCATTTTCTTGACAATGGATAGCCATTCGTTCTCGGCTTTGACCCAGTCGCCTTCTTTATAATAAAGATCGCCTAAATGATAATGGGGAAGGACTTCATCGATGATTGCCATTTCATAATCAAGCTTTTTATTTCCAGATGGTTTGTATTTTGAGATTGAGATGGTTTGTTTATACATTTCCCGTGCTCGTTGTATAGAGGTTTCTTTTGCCATCGGGAAGCCTGTATTAGGATTTTTTCTGACTGTCTGTGGGGATTTTTTAATTTTAGTGTTAGGGCGCACTTCGCTGCTGGTTTTTTGAATTGCTAGATTCTTGATGGGTTTATTGGCTTCTAAGCTTTTAGCATGTCTTATTAGGTTGTCAAAAAAGCCCATTTTGATGCTCCTTCTGCGAAATTTCTTGAAAATTAAGCTTCGTTAATTAAAGAAATACAAAACGGTCAAAAGACTCTGGCAAGTTGAAATATTGAAGTATCCCATAAGTTGTTGTGATTTCAATGTCTTGAGCCTTCAGAATGTCCACCATGTATCTAACAGCAAATTCATTTGCCTCTCGTTCAATTCTTGGTATCCAACCGCCAATCATCATAGAACGCATAAATGGCGTGCTATCGTTTTTATGCATACGGCAATGGCCAACTTCGTGGAGAAGAACAAGCAGTTCCTGAGAATCGGTAAGATTGTCACTCAAGAATATCGTTGCGCAGCGATTAGTCCTGACTGATAGCCCCATGGTTGAATTGGGCATGGTGACCCGTTTTACCCCATAGTCATATGTTTTACATATGGAAAATGGATCAGTCGAATCTATTGCGACATCAGCCGTACGTTTAAAAGTTTGGTCAGCAACGTCACTGGCATACGACATTTAATCACCGCCCGTATCTCGATACTTCTTAGGTGTGAATTTCTTTTTTGCTTTTTCTTTATTGATACGAAGCCCCATTTCTATGATGTCCCTCATAGATTGCTTTTGATCATCTGTCATCGGTTCACCGTAAAAATTGACACTAGCATCTGAATTCATACCGTCAATAATCTGCTGAGCCAGTTTAGCGATATCTTTGGTGTCCTTATCGGTTAGCTCATAATATCTGCGTTTATTTGTACGATACATAAGAAAATCCAAAGAAACATTAAATATATCCGCCAGGTCGTTCAAAGCATCTGTGTTTGGACGCCGTTTGTCAGTTTCCCACATAGCAAGAGTGGACTGACTCACGTTAATTTTGTCTGCGAGTTGTTGTTGGTTCCAGCCTCGCTCTTTTCGTAGCATTGCAATTCTTTCGCCAATATTCATGAGCAGCCCTCCTAATGTGATTATACAATCACGAGAAGTGATTTTTGCGGTTTATTTCAAAAAGTGATTTTTTCTGTTGACTATCACGTGAAGCGATGATATAGTTATCACATCAAGTGATAAGGAGGCGAAACAATGAACAAGCTTTTAGAGGCACGAAAGGCTAAGAGAGAGTCTCAAGCACAGGCAGCCAATGCTATTGGCATCGCACAATCTATGCTTGCCATGATGGAAACTGGTGATCAGAATGGCTCTGACAAAACTAAACGTAGAGTTGCTGAGCATTACGGAAAATCTGTTGGTGAACTTTTTTTTAGCGATACTATCACATCAGGAGATAAACACATTCCCGCCCAGCGAGAGGAGGCAGTCAAATGAACGAGAAAGATCCTAAGCCTTTGCAAGATTATACGAGGATTATCGTTGAAACAGACGAAAAGCACCCAAAAACCATAGCAATAGTCACGGCAGATGACTTTGAGCTTGCTGATGGTTTTCGGGTGCGAATGACACCTAATTATAAGAATTAGTCTTTGTCAATTGGTGGATGAGGATCGTTGCCAAAACTGTTTTTCAAGTTAATCTGGCCATTCTGTTTTTGGCTTATAACTTCAGAATTCTGGTTTTTGGCAATCTCGGTCGCAAACTTCAAAGCATCTGATTTCTTATCAAATATCTTTGTTGGTTTCGAGTTTCCTTCTCCATGAACAGACCATCTACCGTCCTTTGGAGAAATCCATTGGTTTCTACCCATTTTATTCGCCTCCCTTCGATGCAATTATCGCACTCGGCGGGAGGCAATCACACAATATTCAGTTTTCAAGTTAAGGAGGTGAGCCATATGACACGCGAAGCAATGATTGATTTTTTGACCCGCATCTACCCAGAGGTTCCGGCCTTTGCATTCGAACAAATGCCTGACGAGCAGTTGAAGGGCCACGTTGACGAATGGCTAGCTGAAGACGCTGATCAACTTGCTATGGGTTAATCATAGCCTTCTCTAGCATGAATCAATATCCACCAATATTTCATCTTTTAAAGGAAGTGGAACGTATGAAAGCAACAATTAGTAGCCCTTTGAATAGGTTCGCTACTAGAACCAACACGCCACAGAAGGTGATCGCTTATGCAGCAAAATTAGGGCGCTCAACGATCAACAACTATTTTCATGGAACTCCCATTAGAGCAAATGAGGCTACTGACATTGCCAATTCGATGAATGACAGCGAACTAAGCTATGAAATGGCTAACTTGTTTCTAGGAATCCCTAAGCTGTTTAGCGGTGACGGAATATACCACGATTTACGCGGGCTTTTATTCACCGATAAACGAGAAGAAGACGAGGAGAAAGCTTCTTTCATCAAGCACGACATTGAGGGCCTTGCTAATGACCCCAACTTTACAAGCGATGACGCTAAAAACTTGAAAGCATACGCATTCGAAAAGTTGGATAGCACAGTCGCAGATCTAACCGAGCTGAATGCCATTTGTGAAATGCTAGGCATCTCAATTATGGATCTTTTCAGCGAAAGGCTCCCACATTATCAGAAACTTCATTATATGAGGAAGGATGAGCAGGCATGGAACAAGGATTCACACTGATCGATCCCACTAAGCCGCAAAGGACACGCAAGCCATTTAAACCGAAAATTTATTGGACGCCAAAAGATGTCATGGCACACTATCAGGTTTCTGCTGCGACAGTGAGCCGTTGGAAGAAGCGTGGCGCTCCATTCGTTGGGCCAGGTAAAACACAGCGAGTTGAGCCTGAGAAGATGGAGCGTTGGTTTGCACGACAATAGGAGGCCTAACAAATGTTAGAGGCAATCATGTCAGTGCTGTTCGATCCAACATCATCCTTTTGGAAGTATCTGCTTGTCGCTCTCGCCGGCATCATGATCGGCGCCACAGTAGCAGGAGGCTGGAAACAATGGACACGATAAAAAGAGCACAAAAAAATCCCGTAGCGGCAACTACGGGAAATAGAGAACTGAACGAATATTATTATGTATCAAGTTTATCACGGAAGGCGGTCGATGACCATGCTTGATTACAATACAGCGGTTCTGAACGAGTATCAACGACGAGAAGCGCTTGAAGATAAAGCCGTCGCTGATTGGGAATCCTATCACGGTACCGTCTTGCCCAAAGATATGGATATCGAACAAGCGGAGGAGTTCTTGGCCACCGCCGATGAATATGAAGTTGATACAAATAAACCTTGGTTCTATCAAAGCTGTGCTACATCGCGTTATGAAGGCGCCTTTAACAAAGACAAGGCGAAGGAATACTTGAAAGATTGGATCAACATTCACGGCCCTGAGCGATTCTTAAAAGACGCTGCTAGTTCTACGTATCCAAAAGCGGAACTGGTTGAGATTTTCTTCGGCGATGACAGCTTAGACGTTATCGATTTCATGAAGAATCAAGGATTTCAGGAATGGAAATAGGAGGAACAGCATATGACGACACAATATGACCTAACAAAAATGCCGGTTAAGCAACTAATTGAGACACAGGCTATTCGAAACAAGTTTGCGGCGGTTCTGGACAAACGGGCCCCACAGTTTCTTTCATCGATTGCCAGCGCGGTAAGCCTTAATCCAAGCTTAGCCAGAGTTGATCAGTTAAGTGTTATCAACTCGGCCATGGTAGCAGCAACGCTCGATCTTCCGGTTAACCCGAGCTTGGGTTTTGTCTACATCGTTCCATACAAGAACCAGGCACAGCCGCAGATTGGGTACAAGGGCTATATCCAGCTTGCTCAACGCTCGGGCCGTTACAAGCGCCTGACAGCACTTCCGATCTATGAAGATGAGTTCAAGAGCTGGAACCCACTAACAGAGGAACTTGAGTACACGCCGAACTTCCATGATCGCGAAGCAAGCGAAAAACCGGTTGGCTATGCCGCATCGTTCAAATTGACTAACGGTTTTGAAAAGATGGTCTATTGGACATATCAGCAAGTCGATGATCATCGCAAGCGTTTCAGCAAATCCGGTGGTGGCACGGAGCCCAAGGGCGTTTGGAAAGACAACTACGAGGCTATGGCCCTGAAGACAGTAATCAAATCATTGCTGACTAAGTGGGGCCCAATGACAACCGACATGCAGAGTGCCGTTACCGCTGATGAGAAACCAGTTGAAGTAGATACAGAAATCAAGGATGTCACTCCGGAAGACGACCCAAATTCGATTGAAAGTGTACTTAATGCTCCCACTGAACCCGCTACAAAATCGGAGGTGAAGCCAGATGCTCTTAAGCCAGACATTACCCACGACCCAAATGCAGGAAAACAACCAGACATTTTCGACGGTCAATAAGGATAATTATTACTCACTGGATACCAGTTTCAAACATCAGTCTGCTACCTGGTTTAAGAAGTTTCTGACATGCGAAGCAGAAGCGATGGCCGAGTTACAAGGTAAATGGACACCAAGAGGTGATCCGACTGCCTTGCTGGTTGGAAACTATCTACACAGCTATTTTGAATCCAAGCAAGCTCATGAGTCTTTTATCAAAGGACACCCAGAGATGTTCTCAACTCGTGGATCATCAAAAGGACAACTGAAAGCTCCCTATAAACAAGCTGATGCGATGATTGCCACGCTTGAAGCTGATGAGAATGTTCAACGACTTTATCAGGGCGAAAAAGAAGAGATCCTGACCGGTGATCTGTATGGGATTGAGTGGATGGGCAAGCTGGACTGCTTCGACTCCACAAAGTCATTCTTTTTGGATCTAAAGACCACACAGTCGCTTCACAAGAAGTATTGGAAACCAGGAGAACGTCAACCAACCAGTTTCGTTGATGCCTATAACTATCAGCTTCAGATGGCGGTTTATCAGGAGCTGATTTACCAAAATTACGGAACGCGACCAAGAGCCTTCATCATTGCCGTGACTAAGGAAGACGTGCCCGACCATGCCGTCATCGAAGTACCACAGTACCGTATGGACGAGGCACTGGAAGAGATCCAGGGCAGCACAGAACGCATTGAGGCGGTTAAATCCGGTCAGGTGCGGCCACATCGCTGTGAGGCCTGTGATTACTGCAAGGCAACTAAACGAGTCGCCACAATTATCAGCATGGATGAGCTAGTCGAGTAGGAGGTGACTCACCGCATGGATTTATTCAAGCTAATTCGAGAGTTCTACATTCAGCAAAGCGTTAATCCGCTAAGCACAGGACAGATAGCATTATGGCATGGGCTGGTTTACCAATGTAACCAGCTAGGCTGGCCAAGCGAATTCAATATGCCGAATCGAACACTCGAAACGTTGACTGGTTTAAGCCGTCAGGGCATCGTCAAAGCCCGCAACGCGCTAAAGCAGTCAGGGCTGATAGATTTTCAAACTAACGGTGTTAAGGCAACGACCTATTCAGTCATCGATATTTCACGAAAACTTAGTACGTCAGATAATAGGCAACCTAGTAGTCAAGCTGATGACAGTGTGTCAAATAGTAGGCAACACAGTAGGCAACCTAGTAGGCAACACAGTTTACAAGGTAGTTTACAACCTAGTAGGCAACACAGTAGCACATACACTAAACAAGACGAGACTAAACTAGACAAAACTAAACGACAACAGACTACTGCTCCAGTAAAGGCAGCGGAGAGGCCTGCTGAAGAACCGTCATCGTCGTCATCATCAATTCTTGATATTTGCAATTTCTGGGAAGGAAACGGGTTTGGACAACTGTCACCGTTCACCAGAGAAAGCCTTGTTGATTGGGTTGATGACATGCGAAAAGCAGGATCACCTGAACCTGAGAAGCTAGTCCTAAATGCGCTACGGACTGCAGTTGAAAGCAATGTCAGAAACTACAAGTACGTCAATGGCATCTTGAAAAACTGGGAGAGCAAGCGTCTTCTCACGGTTGCTGCTGTCGAAGCAAACGATAGTGAACGCCAGTCAAACCGAACGCCGCACACCGAACCGAAAAAGGAGAACTGGGGATATGGAGTCGACTAAAGGACTATTCACACATGCGGACGTGCAAAGAATCATTGAGAAGCGTGGAATTGACGTTAATACGCTGCCAACTCAGGCCGAGATCGAACACCGCTTCTACGAACGCTCTATGGCCGCATTGAACCGTAAAAAGGCACGTGCCATTTATCGCTACTCAGTCTTCCCCGGAAACGTTCCGGCTAAGTTTACGTTCGAAAAATGGCAGCCTGAACTACAAACGGATCAGCAAAACTCTAGGAATCTGGGGAATCGTGCATACAAGCTGACCAAGCAAATGGCGGAAGTGCCTAAGAACGTGGTTCTGTTTGGACCGCGTGGGACGGGTAAAACGTCCTTGGCCTTAGCAATGCTGACCAGATTGCGCGATCAAGGCCAGTCGGGACTGTTTATTTCAACAGCAGAGCTGAGTAACCTGATGGGCTTTCAATACGATGCACCAGACGTTCGCCTGCGTTTAGCAGGCATTGAGCGGGCAATGAAAGAGGCTGGCGTGCTGTTGTTGGACGACTTCGGCACAGAAGGCGGTATGAAACTCGACATCAAGCCAGTGAGACGTGACATGCAAGAGCTGATGTATCGCGTTGCAAATGCCCGCCTTGATTTTGAGAGCAACAGTCCTCGTCTATCAACAATCATCACAACGAACAACGAGCTGAGTGAGCTTGAGCACATGTACAACAGCAAACTCATTAGCCGCCTCATTCCAAAATCAAAAGACTGCACACTCAACTTTGAAGATTTGAAAGACGTAAGGGGAAAACAAAAGTGAGAGTCGAAGAAATGACGAATAGATATTTGCAACGCTTGGATGAACGTTTGCGGGCCTACGAAACGGCCTTGAATCAAACAGTAGCGGACATCGAACGCGATTATGACAGTGGTTTCCTAAACGTTACTGAAGCACAGTGGCAAGACATCGTCGTGCTTGTTGAGAGCATTGTTCAGGCAAATACACGCATGATTCATGAAGCGTCAGATAGCATATATGCTAACGGCGAAGTTTCGGGCAACTTGCTTAAGTTAATTAAACTAGCTAAGCACTTCGCAACACTGGACTTTTCAGAAACGCCATTAATTAAGCAGGAGGCAGAATTATGACACAAGTAACAGTGCGTTTATACGAGCAGGGCGACAAAGTGTGGCGCGACTTCAAAGCTGAATTGCAAAAGCGATACAAAAACGCAGTTAAGCTAGATATTTCTGAAAGCGAAGCATTCTCAAAAATCGAAAAGCAAGCGTTCAATAACCTGATCGTTGTATCAAAGAAAGCGATTGTCGAGAAACGTGCGGTAGCCGGTGTTGATAATCGAGATATGCCTTCAGTCGCACTGATCAGCAGCATCAAGGCTGTAAATAAACGCGGGGAAGCTAACCATAAGAAGTATGCAGTACAAGTTTCTGAGGCGGCAAGCAAGAGCAAAACACTAACAGAGGTTGCAAAACGGATCGGGAAGTCAACAACGTTCGTTAAGCGAGTGGCAAGTGAGTTTGAGATCAAGTTACCGCGCCGCAACAACGGCCATGAAGAGATTGCGAGTCGTTAGCAATTTAGCGAGTGAGAATGCAAGAAACTACAGGAGGAATCTTCAAATGCAAGCAATTAAAACAAAAATGATTGTCGGTGATCTGGTTATGGTTCCTGATCGAGTATTCATGGGCGTGCGTGATCTTGGCGGTGTGGCACGAATCATCAGAATCGAGCGATACAACGCCAGAGGTGAACGTCAAGACATCAACAAGCCAGTTGCTTTTGATGGCAAGGCACCCAAAGAGCTAATCACAACGGTTGAGATGGTTGATGGCAAGCAACGTCAATACTATCTGAAGGACGTGAAGCCAGCGTGAACAGGATCATTATTCCATTGCCCCTCATGACTCTTAACCAGTACATCAAGGTTGAACGAGGCAATATGTTTGGCGGAGCAAAAGTCAAGAAACAAGCAACGGAAACGGTAATGTTGGCTGTGAGAAAAGCGATGAATCAGGGCGTGAAATTTCAATGGGGAAAACCCCTAAGTTTCGACTGGTACTGGTATGACAAGCGAACAGACCCGGACAACATCGCGTTTCAGCACAAGTTTATCTTCGACGGCATGCAAAAGGCTGAATTTTTAGAAAACGACAACTGGGATCACATTGTAGAACTGCGAGATCGGTTCTTTATTGACAAAGCTAATCCGAGAGTTGAAGTCGCAGAGATCGATTGAGGAGGCACACAAATGACGAGAAAAGGGTTTAAACATATGTCGCTTGATAGTGCGATGGTGGCCGTTGTGCTTACTGCGCTGCTATGTGGCTGTGAGGAGGCCGAGCAATGAAAACTGGAGACAACACGTTCGATGACATCTACATCAGCAAAGAGACTGGTAAGGTCGTGGGAGTCATGCTTGATGGGCGAGACTACAAGCTTGTACCCATAAGCCCAAGCATTAAGGCTGATGAGCCAATATCCTATGAACGAGCAAAAGCTTTCTTCCGAGCTACTGTCATAGGAAACGGTCCGGGAGCCATTGCATACGCACTAGACATTCTGCATTTCATTTACGGGAAAGAGGACGAAAAATGAGCAAAGAAAAACTGTACGCGGTAAGGAACGATGAAGGGAAATACTGGAATTTTGCAGATCGGGATGGCTTCTTTGAATCAGACTTCGCATCTTGCTCGGCCACAGATGACGAGAAATATACAAAAAATGTGGTTCGTGATCATGGTGGCCACGTTGTCACGCTCGTTGAGGAGCCTGAAAAGGTAGTGCTAAGCAAAACGGACGCTTTGCGTCAGGGCTGGCTCGTTGCTCGTTATGGCCTGTACAATCCGGATGCGGTTTCTGACATTATCGCAAGGTATAAAGATGAGGCGTGGGACATGATTGAGGCTTACGTCAACGGCTACACCGTGGCAAAGGAGAAGAAGTATAGGGTTATAACCCCTAAGAGTTGGTGGGCATCTGAAAATGAGCCAGAGTATATGCATATGAATGTGCTTAATGGTATTGAAAATTATGAGGGAGCAGATGATGATGCCTTGTTCACGCAAAAACAGCTTGATCTATATGGGCTGAACGGAGCGCCTTTCACGAAAGAAGAGGTGACTGACGATGGCAAAGATTAAGTTGGATAGTGGTCAGGAGGTAAAGCTCACTGACCTAACCGAGATTTACATTGGGCATGACGGCCAGCTTAAATTGGAATATTGGATTGACGTGATGTCCTTGAAGACTGCGACTGTGACAATCACGGAGCGAGATATGTTCCGGATTAAAGCGGCAGCGATTAAGTCTAATACAGTTGACGTTGACACGCCTGCAAACATGCGTAAGAAGTTTGACCACTTCATACGAGAGAAGGAGAAGGACGATGAGCAATGAGACGAAGCGGGACGTGTTCGAGGGAATCCTTGAACAATATAAAGAGACTGATGATGAGCTAATTGTCGAAAGGAATCCGATAGATTGGGCACCACAGCAGTCAAAACAAGCTTACAAAATATTTCTTTTCAAAAATCGTTACAATGCCGCCCTGCCAGACGATTTACCTGTGATTCCGAAGGCGGTAGGTGAATACATCAGGAAAGCAAAGGCACCCGGCAAAATCGTGAAAGTGGAGGACGGAGAATGAGTAAATATTTTGAAGAGATGAGCCAACTGGAGAGGATTGATAAAAAAATGAAATTCAAGATTGTGGGCCGCAATGGCGAAACCAAAATCAAGGAATTCAGGTCTCAGTACGAAGCAGATTTATACTGCGAGCGTCTCAACCATGAGCGGCTGGAACGCCTTGGCTTGATTGAGCACCTGAACACACCAGCAATCGAATTTGAGTAGGAGTACATCACCATGAAGACATACACCAATGAAACCGGCGAAATCGTGAAATTGGAGGCGGATGAATGATGGCAGTGAATGAGATTTGAGTATGGGCCGAATGTAATGACGGCCACACGACGCTTGCAGGGTTGAACGTTGATGATTTCACAATTGGCGAGTTCTGCAAATGGACCGGTGTTATCCGATTGGTGTTCACAAAGGATGTGGAGGTGCGAGATGAGAGAGATTAAGTTTAGAGCGTGGGATAAGGAAAACAAGAAAATGGCTCAGGTTTCTAGAATTGATTTTGGACCTGGAGGGATTAAGTACCTTGTCGATGACAGCGTGTTACTCGAGTACACCGGCCTACACGACAAGAGCGGACGAGAGATCTACGAAGGCGATATTCTGAAAGTCACATCAGAAGACGGGGAATCTTATGTAGCAACAGTAAAATGGTTTGGTGATGAGGGCTATCCAGCCTTTGATTTGGCAGGAATACCAGCAGCATGGTGCTATGAGTCAAATGCACTCGCAACCATTTTTGAAAGTGGGGTTGAGACGTGCGAGGTCATCGGAAACATTTTTGAGAATCCGGAGCTACTGGAGGCACAACATGAGTAAAAGTAAGGACGTTGACGCATATCTTCAAGGCGAGCTGTGTGCCAAGGCCGAGCTTGCAACGAAGCTGCTACACGACATTGCTTGGTCTAAATGGACGAATGACGCGATGACTACACGTGTTGACCCAATCTACAAGCAAGCTAGGGAAATAAGCTATTGGCTGTTAAACAGTGACGACTGGTACACCGAAAATGAGGACGGGAGCGAAGACGATGAACAGGAGGGAAAGCAATGATTGCCGTCATGTTGCTAATCGCAGGTGTTGCAATGTGGATGTGGGCTAACTGGAGAAGAGGAAAGTGAAATGAATAATCGGCATCGAGCAGTCATGCGAGCGCGCATTAGGTATGAACGCAGGAAACATGAGCGAACAATGGACGAATTCGCAAAATCACTTTATCCAGTCTTCAATGCGGCCGCTGCAACGATTGAACAATGGCTTGCTGCCTTCCAGTTCAGGTAAACAAAAAGCGCGTCTGATGAAGGACGCGCCGGAGGCAGATTAAGCTAAGAGATGTAAGTAATGAATTTCGCCACAATAGAGGCTGCCTCCTTAATCAGTATAGCAAACGCACATGTTGAAAGTACATTTAAAAGCATCAAAAAAAGCGCACCATTACGGCACGCCGTTTCCCCAAACTTTTACAAATTTAATTATACCATAAGGAGTGGCGCTTGTGATGGAGCTTTTATCAATTAGCGATGAAAAGGATCGGGAAGCAGTCGAAAATATCCTGAATAAATACCGAGCAGAGCGTGGATTCATAAAGGCGCCAGTCAATCCAAAGATCACTAGTGCATGGGGAGACGGAACTTCTGCCAGCACTGTTCAGCGTCCGCTGTATGCACAGCGGCGTTTGGAGAGACAAGAATCGGCACGTAAGTTTTGTGACTGGTGCGACAATTGTATTGCGTCGATGCCGAAACAATCACATCAGCGTTTATTAAGGGTGCGCTATTGCGACGGGCCCGAAACAGACACGCCAGACGGTGATGCAATGAATATTCTCGATATATCTTCAGCAACCTACACACGCAGAAAGAAAAATGCGTTGTTAGCAGCGGCCTGGTACTTTGGCGTCACACCCAGAAAAAGTAGTGAGCAATAAATGATCGATGAATGAGGACTATTTGAGGACTAATTGATTGATAAATGAGTGGCGAACTAAAAACGGAAACCCTTATGATTGTATTGTGCCAAAGGTGAAAAACCTGAGACACCGCATTTTTCCTCCGAGCCTCAGTGATGATAAAGCTGTGGCAAGGTAATCCCGATGTGGAAGCCGCGTGCGGCTGTTGGTTCGATTACAGCACGGGATATGGTTCGGGGCCGAAAGGTTAAATAGCCCGAACGAAATGTGCTGTATCGTCTGTTACGGCTAAAAGCCACTCTTACCGTTGAGGGGACGATAAACGGACAGCACAGCAGCCGAAGGATTAACTTTGTGACCTTTGAACGGGTTTGATTCCCGTCGGCTGTATTGTCCAGTTTAGCGACCGGGCACAGCTTGCGATGACCCCATCTGACACTGGGCGAGCGAGTAGCAGACATATGAAGCACAGATATTACCTCAATGTAGTATTCCAGTTCATGCTGGAGCTTATCTTTTTATGTGACTAGTATTTACCATATATTTCTAAATACGTGTGGTATAATCCAAATAATCGTTGCATAAAGAAAGCTTTTGAATTAGGATTAATGTTACTGAGGGGTAACATCTGGAGGAATATCGGTGCTTGAGGATGAAAAGATAATCCAGCTTGCCTTAAAACAAATAAAAGATGCTTTTGCTAAACATCAAATTGAACCACGATTTAAGCTTCGAACAGAACGAATTTTAAGGGAAAACGGCATAACTAACGAATTGGTAGTAAAAAAAGCGGTTGAAAGTCTTAATTATTACAAGTATTTTAAAGTGGATGATCGAGATTTTTCTCTTCCCTCTGAGAAGCGTTGTGTCTGTTCTTTTTTAATACCCTTCAGGGAAAGCGAAGATTGTATGTTCTACGTAAAGTTTTCAGTAAGTACAGATGTGTTCGTTTACTCTGCGCATATTTCAACCAGTCAAATTGACAAGACTTGGAATAAAAGAGGAGACTGAAATGATGAATTATCAAACGGTGGGTTTTAAAAAGGCCTTATTAGAAGGGAATACCGAAAAGCAAAGTTTTAGAATAATCGAAGTTAATGAAAATACAAAAATTCAAACTATAGAGTTGAATTTTAAAGCAGAATATTGGGTTCCTTCTTCAGAAGAAGTTACTGAGGACACAATGTTCCTGCCATTTGATGATCCCGACAAGAATATTAGGACTGCTTATGACGAATTCAGAAAAATTGCTAACTACATGAAACCAACTGAAATAAAAAATGCTCGAAAAAAGATGGGCCTTTCTTTAAGGGAAACTGCAGCTATTCTGGGCTTCAGTTATAGTACGCTTTGTGAAATAGAAAGCAATAAGCGCATCCAAAACCAGCTTCAGGAAAGCGCTTTGGAATATTTAAAAAACATTTATAGGCTTTATGATCTATTTGAAAATAGAATTCCACAAATAAGGCAAAATAGCGACGTAAGTGTTGAACAAGTAAAACAAAAACTCGAAAACTTTTTAAACCTGGATAAGACTAGCATCAGTAAAGAGTATCCTGGTGGTGTTTTTTTATCGAAATTACCTGATAAGAAAGAAAGTCAAAAAGCAATTAGATATGGTTCGGTCCAATCCAAAACTTCGATACTTTAGTTTTTAAAATGGAGAATATATTATGACGCGTAAAGAGTACAAATCAGAATTTAAAAACTACAGCCTTGAAAATGTCTTTGTTAAATTTCTTTTTTTTAACAGTGAGTCTTTCCATAAACATGGAAGAACAACTTTCACTAAATCAAAAACGGAATTGTTACTTGCAGACAAGAAAGATGATCGATTCAGAATAAAATTTAAAACAACTTTTTCCGGATCAAAAGAATTTACTAACAAGGATTCTGTTTTTTTTGAAATCCTCATTGTCTCTGACTATAAAACTAGTGGAGAAATTACCCTTGACAAGGAAACGCTCGGGGAAAATAAAGAACTTCTTGACTTTTTCAGGTATCCCATAGCTTCCACTTGTATTGAAACATTTGCAGAAATGTCTGGTAAATCTGAGGGAGTTCCATCTATTCTTGATATGGAGTTTGTGAAAGACCAGATCTTTGCACAAAATCAGTGACGTAATGTAATACGAGCACTCCACCAAACGGTGAGGTGCTATTTTTGTGCAACAAAAAGGCCCTCGCTCTGGGAAAACGAAGGCCAATCACTTTTTGGAGTGTGAGAACGAACTCACCAAATCATTGTAACACAATACTTATAATAGGCACATAAAAAAGCCCTCGGTTGGGGGCCGAGAGCTAGAAGATTAGGGTAGTACCGAGGAGTGAAAATGAGTATCTATTGGGAATAATTTAATTTTAGCTTATCGAAATTATTTAAGCAACAAAAAAGCTCTCGGGGCCGAATCCGAGGGCTTAAGAACTCGGGAAGTTCTTCATGAGAATGTGAGCAGCGTCATCAAACTGCTCACGGTCATTATATTTCAGGAGGCGAGTAGATGCAATGGACAGATGAACAAATTAGTGGCATTAGGAAGCTCGCCTCTGAAGGCTTTACCAGACGCGAGACGGCAGACAAGCTAGGAATTAGCTACGATGCGCTTCAAGGAAAAGCAAGACGGCTTGGCATCGAGTTCCAAAAACCACTAAAGAATGAATACGATTCAGACGGCACAAATAGGGAGACGCCATCCGCTGACAGAAAAGTCGCTCTTAATGCTGATGGTAGCCAAACAGTCACTGCCTTAATGAGACTCAAGCATGAGCCAAATAAAGACCCACGAACTTTGATGGAGTTGTGTGGATACGATCCTGATAAGTTCGAGATGGTATTAGGCGACTACAAAGTGTATGAGCAGCATAGTACCGAAGACGGCACAGTTCCGCAGTACAGCATTCATATTCGCGTAAAGCCGAAACAAGGCTTATCGATAAGTGAAATGGCTGAAGCGTTCAACGACAAAATCATTCCGGTCAATTACGGCATGAAGAAATCGGGCGATCGCAACCTAGTAATTCCATTGCCTGACCTGCACTTTGGCTGGACAACATTCGCCGATCTAAAAGACATGGTGAGTCAACTCAGAGAGATCATCATGGACGGCTACAACGAGATTGTAATCGAGCAATTGGGAGATCTATTCCATAGTGATCAGATTCATGCAACACAAACGGTTAGAGGAACACAATTAGATCACGCAAACATGCGTCAGGCATTCCATGATGCTGTGAAGTTGTTTGATCAGATTATTCCGCTGGCAATTGAATATAGCAATCGCGTCTCAATCAAGAGCGTGTTCGGTAACCATTCAGGTGATCTCGAATACGCTTTTCTTTATGCGCTGATAGATCGCTATCCACAAGTACACGTTGATCTCAATGACAGTAATCCGGCAACCGACTGGCGCTGTGCATACTTGCTAGGGCATGTTGGCATTATGCTCGCCCACGGAGATGTAGCCAAGGACAAGCTGACAGGGCTTTTTCCATTTGAGTACAAAAAGATATTCAATATGGCAAAAACATACGAACTTCACTCAGGCCACTATCATAGCGAGAGGTTTAAAGATGATCGTGGCATTATGTGGCGTCAGCTTGGAACTGCAAAGCCAAATGATCCCTATGAGATTAAGAATGGCTTCACCACGGGCAAGCATTTGCTGTATGCGTTCGTTTATGACGACACACGATTGAGGTGTACTTATGAGCTCAACTAAGCGTATGGGAAGAGTAGACTACGGCTACGTCTGCGGAACAGAAAAATACATCATCGAGAAGTTGTCAAGAGAAGAGCGCCAAAAGAAGAAAGCTAAGGAAGACAAGAAAAAGCGCGGGAGGTGTGGTGATATGTAATGCGACTGACAGCAAAACAGAAGAAGTTCGTTGATTCTTATATTGCTGATAGCAATGCTACCAAAGCGGCACTAGAAGCAGGATACAGCAAAAGAACGGCTAGATTTGTTGGCGCAGAAAACCTAACAAAACCTAACATTAAAGCTGCCATCGATGAGCGCATGAAACGCATCGAGTCTGACAAGATTGCCAAGGCTGCTGAGGTGCTTCAATACTTCACCACAGTACTTCGTGGAGAGGCAAAAGAGACAATTATAGTTAGTACTCCAGACGGTGCAGATGCTGTTGAAAACGATCCAAGTATCAAAGACCGCATGGCAGCAGGACGCGAATTGTTAAAGCGTTACCCTGGTAATGATGAGCTGCTCAATGCTCAGCTAACGAAGATTATTACTGATATTGAGAAAACTAAGGCCGATGTTCGCAAGTCTAAAGCTGAGGCTGACATCATGGAAGCTAAGGCTAAATTGATTACTGATGCGGATTCGCAAGACAGGACGGTGATTGTCGATGACGTCCCAGAAGATGATTAAGTTAAGCAAGATGGTGCAACCACATTTCTATCCGTTTTGGCATTCAAGGGCACCATATTTGATACTTAACGGCGGTCGTGGCTCATTTAAATCATCGACAGTTAGTCTGAAGCTTGTCATGATGCTTAAAAGGCAAGCGCAAGAAGGCCATAAAGCAAACATCATCGTCATTCGAGAGAACACGGTTAACTTGCGTGATACTGTATACAGCCAAATCGGTTGGGCAATTGACATGCTCAAAATGACAGACGAGTTTGTGTTCAACGTATCGCCTATGCGCATAACGCATCGTGGAACTGGTAGCACATTCTACTTCTATGGCGGTGACAAGCCTGAAAAGCTGAAGTCTAACACCGTTCGTAACGTGATTGCTGTGTGGTATGAAGAAGCAGCCAACTTCAAATCTGCTGAAGTGTTTGACCAAACTAATCCAACCTTCATTCGACAGAAATCACCATGGGTTGATCAGGTTCAAGTCTTCTACACGTATAACCCACCAAAGAATCCATATGACTGGATTAATGAGTGGATTGATAGTGTTAGAGGAGACAACGATTTCTTCATCGACAAATCAACTTATCTCGATGATGATCTTGGATTCACTGACGAACAGCAGCTTAGACTGATCGAAAAGTATAAAGCCAACGATTATGACTACTACCGTTGGCTTTATCTTGGCGATGTGATTGGATTAGGAACCAACGTCTACAACATGCATTTGTTTCATAGGCTGGATGAGGTGCCAAGCAACGATCCAATTAGGCGTCTTGTCTTCTCAATAGATGCTGGCCATATTAATAGCGCAACCACGTGCGTGGCGGCCGCTGTTACGGCCAAGAACAACCTGATCGTGCTAGACACCTATTACTATTCTCCAGCTAATCAGAGCGTGAAGAAGGCACCAAGTGACCTTGTGCCAGAGATAAAGTCGTTCATTGATAAGGTAAGGTCAAAATATAATCATCCCGTGCTTAAATACACGATTGATTCTGCTGAAGGTGCGCTGAGAAACGAGTTTGTTAAAGAGTTCGGCATTCGCTGGCATGGCATTGTCAAGGGCAAGGAAGCGGACATGATTGACTTCGTGTCTAACTTGCTTGCTCAAGGACGTGTGTTCTACTTGGAAAATGACGACAACAAGATATTCATCTCAGAACATCAGCAATACCAGTGGGATGAAAAGACCGCACAGTCTGACGATCCACACGTAATCAAAGAGCACGATCACACGGTCGATGCTTTCAAATATATGGTAATGGACAATGCCGGACAGTTGAAACTTAGCCAGGCCAACAAGGCACGAGCATTCAAGAACACAAGCAAATACTTCTAAGGAGGTGGCCATCATATTAACAGTTCAAGGTAAAGGCTCAATTACAGATGGTGATGTGTTCATTTTTCCAGTAGATACAGCTATTACTGGGGACGATATCACTAATTTCATTAGCACAAATGATGAACTAGCTCGCAGAAAATATCTACCTGCTAAAAAGATGTATCTTGGCAAGCATAAGATTCTTCATGAAAATGCCAAAGACCACGGGCCAGACAACCGTCTTGTTGGCAACTTGGCTCACTATATCGTGGATACCTACAATGGGTTTTACATTGGCATTCCACCTAAGATCACGCTCGATAACACACAGGACAACGTTGTGTTGCAAGAGTGGAACGACACGAATAGCGTTCAGGACAAATTAAGCGAAATCAGCAAGCAAGCATCCATTTACGGAAGGGCGCTTGCTTTTTTGTACCAAGACGAGAACAGCAATACGTGTATTGCATACAGTTCACCTATCAATTCATTCATCATCTATGATGACACGGTAGCACACAAATCCATTGCATTTGTCATGTATTGGCATGATGAAGACAACAATTTAACCGGCAAGGTGTATCTGAAAGACGGAATATACGCTCTTGATATGACACGCCTCGAAGGAACAGACGGATTTAATCCATTTAACGAAGTACCAGCAGTTGAGTTCTTCATGAACACTGAGCGTCAAGGCATCTTTGAGAACGTTGAGACGCTAATTGATGCACTAGACAAGGTGCTAAGCCAAAAGGCAAACCAGAATGAGTATTTTGACAATGCGTACTTGGTTCTCAAAGGCCTGAAACTCGATGAGGACGATGACGGCAACCCCAAACTCGATCTTAATGGCAACCAGATTATCTATGCTCCAGACGCCGATTCTGCTCAAGGCGTAGCTGAATTTCTGACCAAACCTGATGGCGATGCCATTCAAGAGCACCTCATTGATCGCCTCATCAGCATGATCTATCAGATCAGCATGGTTGCAAACTTGAACGATGAAGCATTCAGCGGCAATAGTTCTGGCGTTGCATTGCAATACAAATTGCTACCAATGCGCAATCTAGCGGCCAATCAGGACCGTAAGTTTACTCAGTCACTCCGGGAGCTTTACAAGATCGCATTCAGTGTTGGGACAATCCTTCCAGAAAGTAAATCTGATGACTGGCAAAAGCTTAACTTCGCATTCACGCGAAATCTTCCGGAGAACATTACCGACGAAGCGGACGCGGCTTCTAAACTAAAAGGCCTCGTATCAGATCAGACTATGCTTAGCACCTTATCATTTGTCGATGATCCCAAGGCCGAAATGAAACGCATCGCTGATGAGACCGCCCAGAAAGCAAAAGACGCTGCTGCTAACAGTCCGTCAAGCCCGGACTTCCAGAAATTGCTGAATGGTGGTGGCAATGATGACAACAACGACTCAACAACAGATAGCGAGTAATTCTGCCTACTGGAATAAGCGAACGGCCGCTGAACGGAAATGGATTGTCGAGAACCTTAAGAATGACGAGGCGTTCAATGTCCGAATTCAGGAATATTTTGACAAAGCTTTAACCAACATTCAAAAGGATATTAATTCAGAGTTTGCCAAGTATGCCGCATATAGCAACGACAGTATGGCCGGTGCGCGTCAAGCAGTGATGGCCACCGATATTAAAGCTTATCAAGTCGAAGCCAAGCGGATCGTTGATGATGCTAGAAAGATGTACAACGGTGAACCGCTCAAATATTCCGACTTTAGCAAGGATGTCAATGATCGTCTCAAGCTATACAACGCTACCATGCGTATTAACCGTTTAGAAATGCTCAAGAGTGAGATTGGTCAAGAAATGCTTGATGCACACATGAAAGTGAACGCTGATCTTGTTTCCAAGCTGAGCAAGGATTATCAATCCGAGATCAAACGGCAAGCCGGAATACTTGGAGAGACGGTATCTATGGGCGGCTACACTGATTTAGCCAAGTTGCTCTCCAAACGAGAGGGAGATTACACCTTCTCACAGCGCATCTGGATCAATCAAGACATTCTAAAGGCCGAACTGGACGAGCTATTGACTGCCGCCACCATTCAAGGACAGAGCCCACTAAAGATTGCTCGTAAGTTACGCGGTCAAGTGGCAGAAACGGTGAACAATCACCGCTATGTGACAGAACGAATTGCACGTACTGAGTCAGCTCGGATTCAAACACAGGCGCAATTAGATAGCTTCAATAAGTTCGGCTATGACTATTGCAAATGGGTGGCTGAGCCAAGCGCGTGTGATGCGTGCAAGGAGATTTCAGAAGGTGGGAGAGCTGGTAGAGGCATTTATCGCGTAGACGATGTGCCAGATATTCCAGCTCACCCCAACTGCCGATGTTCCATTGCGCCATATGCACCAGACGATGAAACTGAATAATTTCTAAGCCGCAGCTAGCGGCTATTTTTATGCCATCAAGTCCAAGCGTGATCGACTCTAAAAGCTCCGGTAAATTAAGACGCAAGCCTGATCCGTCTAAAAAGCTGTGGAAGGAGTTCTTAACATGATTCCCAAGATTTTAATGCCTATGAATTTGCAATTTTTCGCTGAAGATAACCCTCAAGGTGATCCAGTAGATCCCCCTAAGCCAAAAGATGGTGATCCGGTAGATCCTCCTGAAGGCAAGAAGCAAGAAGAACCGGCTGACCATGATCCTGATGGTAAGCACGTCTACACCGATGAACAGGTAAATGAAATCGTCAAGAAGCGCCTTGCTCGTGCCGAGAAGGAAAAGCAAGCTGCCGTTGACGAAGCTGCAAAACTGGCCAAGATGAATGCTGACCAGAAGAAGGATTATGAGCTAGAAAAGGCTAAAAAAGAGCGAGATGAACTCAAGTCACAGCTTGCCACCTACGAAATGGGCAAACAGGCTCGATCGATGTTTGAGGAAGCCAAGATGACAGTCACTGAGGAAGATTTGCAGCACGTTGTAACGCCAGAGGCAGAATCTACTAAGGCGAATGTAAAGTGGCTCATTGCGCATGATCAGGCAGTGGCTGAAGGTGTTCGCCAAGAGTTGCTTAAGGGCAGCACGCCCAAAACGCATGGTTCAAAGGTAGAGACTCCGGGCGCGGCATTTGCTAAACAACGGAATCAGCAGAGCCAAGTTGTTAACGACCCATGGAAACAAAAATAAGGAGGTACTTTTATGTACGCAGGTAAAAAGGTAACCGCATCTGAGATCAACTTCTTGGATAGCGATAAATTCGTTTCGTTCACACACCAAGCTGATAGTTCGACCACTGGTGTCGTAAATGGTGTATTGCCAGCAGGTTCTATCTATCCAAAGAACGATGCAACGGCAATTGGTGTGACCATCAATGATGTTGACGTCAGTGAGGGTTCTCAACCGGTAGGCGTCATCGTTGAAGGATATGTGAATGCAGCCCGCTTGCCAGTCAAGCCGTCAGCTGCTGCCATCACTGCGCTGAAAGAAATTAAATTCAGCCATGTTTCTGACTAAGGAGGATTAACTTATGCCAGCTATTTTAGACTTGTTTAATCAAAAGACGGTTCTTGATTACGTTCAAAACCGCCAGTATCCGCAATTACTTGGGGACACCTTGTTCCCATCAACCAAAATTAATCAATTGGATTTTGAATTTCTTCGTGGTGGGTCTAAGACGCCTATCGTGGCATCTATTTCTGCATTCGATACGGAAGCTGAGATTGGCAGTCGTGAAGCGAGCGTTCAGGCCGCTGAACTTGGCTACATCAAACGCAAGATGCAGATTAAGGAAAAGGACCTTATCGCATTACGCAATCCGCGCACGCCGGATGAACAGAGCTACCTGACCAGCCTTGTGTACAACGATTTGGATGTTTTGGTTCAAGGCGTTTATGCACGTGTTGAAAAGATGCGCATGGAGGCTTTGGCAACTGGGAAGATCACCATTAATGAGAACAATCTCAACTTCAATGTTGATTACCATGTCCCAGAAGAACACCAAGTTGCCGCAACTACTTCTTGGGATGCTGATGGCGCTGATCCGATTAAGGACTTGCAAGACTGGTTTGCACTACTCGACTACGTGCCAACACGTATCCTGACTTCTTCCAAGGTACAGACTGCCCTGATTCGGAGCAAGGCATTTGCTGACTACTTCAAGACAGCAGGCCTATTACCTAGTGTTGGCAGTCTCAATGCAGTTATGCAGTCGTTCGGCTTGCCAACCATTGTTACGTATGATGCC